TCGAACCACTCGTCGGCGTGTTCTTCCATGACGATGGGTGCGAATGGACGGAAGGGTTCACGATTTTTTACTTCGTTGACCCTGTCTTTCATGTTTTTGGGTCGCGGGTCGGCGAGCAGGCTGCGGTTGCCGAGTGCTCTCGGTCCGAATTCTGCTGCTCCGTTTGCTACAGCAACAATCCCGTCGGTTGACAGGATGTCAATGATGTCTTCGCTGGGGTAGAACTTGTTGCCAATTGCGTGCCCAAGGTATGGCCCTCTCCATGGGACGTGGCTGTTGTGGGCAGCGAGTGCTGCGCCGAGGCTTGATCCAGCGTCTCCCGGGTTGGGCATGATCCACACTTCGTCCCACATGTCGAGGAGTTTTGTGTTGGCGGCGCAGTTGAGCGCGCAGCCTCCCATAAAAACGAGATTTTGGGTTGCCGAGTCTCTGCGAACGTGACGCATCAAGTCGATGAGCCGGTTTTCGTAGATCAGTTGGACTGCTGCGGCGATGTCAAATTTATCTTGGTCTGTTTCAATTTGGTGAGGCCAGTCAACACCGAGATGAAAGTTTTGTGTTTGGCTGTTCCAATTGGGGAACATTGCGTTTACTTCGCCGGCGTATCGTGCGGGGTCACCGTATGCCGCCATTCCCATGAGTACGTATTCATCGAATCCGGGTTTTAGTCCTACGAGTTGGGTGAATGCGCTGTAGAAAAGCCCATACGAAACGGGGTACCGAAGTCGTTCGCGTTTTTGGATGTGAGTTCCCCAAGCGTCCCAAACTGTTGCGGTTTCGAACTCGCCGATTGCGTCGAGGACGACGACGACGGCTTCGTCAAACGTCGATGTGTAATACCCGGCGGCGGCATGCGAAAAGTGATGGGAGACTTGTATTTCTCTGGGCCACGGATAGTTATACGTCTCTTTGTATAACTTGTTGTATGTACCGTTTATGCCTCCGTACAAAAATTTGCGGAGCCGCTTCAAAGATCGTTTTTCAAAATACGCGATTAAATCTGGGGGTTCGGAAAGCGCCTCTTCAAGGAGTTCATCGGCTAACTCGAACGTATTTTTTTGTTTGTTGTACCGTTCGCTGTGCGCGGCAAAAACAATTTCGCCGTTGTCTACGACGCTGACTGCTGCATCGTGACTTGAGTCGTTGATACCTAGGATCCGCACGTTGCAGATATTAGCCGATAGCAGTTTTACAACTGCTCTAGATCGTCGACAGAAATTACGCGTGTGTTTTCTGGATCGTATTTTGCGGGCTGGCCGATTTCCCATGCGTCGTCATATTTTTTCCAACCAAATACTTCGACTTGCATCATTTCGGGAAGTATTGGTCGGGCAACGAACAAAACCAGCCCTTTTCCCAACTGGTGGCGTCGGACAGCGGCGGACATTTGGGTTCTGATCCGACGAACTTCGATATTGTCGCCGACGTCTGGAAGATCTCGATACAGGTTGTGTTCCGATTTGTGCCAGACGTGACCAGACCAGTATCTATTGGTTGCTTTTGCTACCGCCAACTCGCATACACATGCTGCGGCTTGAGCAGTTCTATCGTCTTCCATGTTTTTGCGGTGGTAATGGGGTGCGTCTTGTTTTCCCCAATTTGCTGCGTGACGTCGAGCGGCGATTTGTAGTGCGTGGTCATATTCCCACGGGTATAGGTCAATTAGTTTCATGATATGTCCATAAATTCTAGTACTTCGAATGGGAATTTTTTGCCGCGTGTCATTTGGACTGGCCACGCTCGTAGGTCACGGGCACCACGGAAGTGGTTGACGTCGTAAATGTATTGTCCGTGTGCGGTTGGGTCAGGCTGTAAGGCCAAACCGAACTCTGGCCATCTGGACCACACTGCGGAACCGAATGGTCGAAGTTCGCGGGAGGTCATAGTCTGTCCGAGTGGAGCGTGATGCTCCAGCCAGAGCGCACAGTTGTATGTGGATCTGATTCGGTCCAAATATTTGGCCACCTCGATTGCTACTGCTTCTGACGTTTTGGTTCCGGGGTCAAGAAACGCCTTGTAGATCGGTCCCATCACCAAAAGTTCGGGTTCCACCTTTTCTATGTGCTCTTCAAGGATGGTTCGGTCAGCGACCGAGAGCAGGTTCAGGCCATCCGGCTTGATGACAAGGTGTACGTCGCCGGTGCGTTCATAACCCATTGAGCGTGCAGCGCCAATTATCGATGTTGAGGTTCGACGGATAATCCGCTCTGGGTTTTCGAGGTCAACTGTAAGGGTGCGAATTTTTGGCATCCGCTGAAAGGTGAACGGGTGCACCCCGAAGCCTGAGCAGATCGCGATTTGACGGGCAAGCATCGTTTTACCGACGCCCTCTGCCGCAACCACCATCACTCGTTCTTGTCGCTCAAGCAAGCCGGGCAACAGCCAGTCGTAAGAGTCGTCGACTTCTTCTTCAATGAAGTCAACCCAGTTGACTAATTTGCCTTCATCTCGTTCGACAACCTGATCATCTCCCGCGAGGGCGATGTCAGCGATTTTGAGTAGGAGTGATTGGGGTTTGCGGTCTGTCTCTAGGAGTTCTGCAATTTTCTGTAAGGCGCGTTCTTGCGGGGTGAGTTCTTCTTCTGCAATTTCTGGTTCTTCACCGTCTTCGGGCTGTTCCTCAGCGACAACATCTTGCCCTTCAAATTCTGCAGCGAGTTCGGAAACCTCGATTTGGACGACGTCCGTGGTGGGGAGTCCGGCTTGTAGGTGGTCGTAGATGTCTTTATGGTCAGGACACCTCCATACCGCAACATCGCTGCCAGCGTCTGCGAGGAGTCGAGCGACGAGGAGAGCGTGTCGTCGTCCGGGTTCGTCGTTGTCGACGATGATGTCCACGACTGCTCCAGACAGAGCCTCAGTGTGTATGTCGAGCCATTTACCTGCCCCTCCGGGCATAGTCGTGGCACAAGCACCCAGCGCGATGAGGGCGTCAGCATCTTTTTCTCCTTCTACGAGGAAGATGGTGTCTCCCTCTTCTTTGGCTTTTAGTACTGCAGGTAGGTTGTATAGGACTTTCGGTGTATCGCCGAGTTTGTATGTCCACCCGCCTTGTCCGTCGGGTTTACGCTGGCGAAATGTTTTCTTTCCGTCAGGTTCTACGTAGCGGACTTTTTCAAATAGCAGATGTCCGTCGGAATCTTTATATTCGTATTTGGCGACGAATTTGAGTTTGGGGCGGTCTTGTTTCGGGTATGGGTTGTCGTCGATGATTCGGTCTGATTGGGGCCATAGGTCTTTGACGTCTAAGCCTACGGATTTGCAGATTTCTGGCGTGTTGCAACCACCGTTGCGATGACAGAAAAGAACGATCTTGCCGTCTTCGTTTTCGTGGACGGAAAGCGACGGGTTTCGGTCATCTTGTCGGCATGGGCATCGCGCTTCCCACCCGTTGGCTGACGATACGACTCCGTCTAATCTCGATAGGAACTCACTTGTATGTTGAAACATTTTGCACTCGTTTTGTTCCACGTCCGGGCATGTTGATCATGCCTTGCCGTTGAGGGAAAATGTTTCTTTTTATACGGACCTCGTGCCGTTGCGACTCGTCAAGCCCACCCCATATTCCATATGGTTCCCAGTGCAGCGAGTATTCGAGGCACTGGTCTTTTACTGAGCATCCGGAGCAAATTTCTTTTGCTTTGCGGATGTTTTCCTCTATTTTTCGGTGGACGTCGCGTGTCCTCTTCATGTCTCGAAGAGGAAACCACATTTCGACGTCGTGGCCTTTGCAGGCACCTCCTGTTGGTGGCGCTTCGGGTATTGCTGTCATGGTCCCCCAATGATCCGGTAGATGTCGTCTTTTGAAAGGTAGACCACCGCGTATTGGACGCTACTCCTACCAGATTCTTGTATTTCTTGATGCAGACCTATCGCTTCCGTTGGGACCCCCAGTGTTTTGGCCAGTCGGGAAGCGAGTTGGTTGGTGGTGATTTCATCTTGGGCGATCTGAGCGCCAAAGTCAACAACCTCGACGTTTACTTGTTGTAAACCTTCTGGTTCTTGGCGATTTTTGACACGCAGACATGTGACGCACCCGAGTTTTGGGGCTGTCGAAGCGCGCGGGCGACTCTCGATGTGGCCGCATTCAAGATGATGTAAATATTTTACGTTTCCCCAGCCGCCGACACGGTCGATCGACTCGACGGTCTTGCGTGGGGCCTTACGATGTTCGGTAGTCACCTACCGAATATTACTCAGATGCCTCGTCGGCCTCAGTCGCCTCGTCGGGCTTTTCGGTGTTGACGAGCGTGATCAGGATGCGGGCGTAGCGCTCCATCGTGGGAAGGTCAAGCGGGAACGGCAGGTCCTCTTCGATTGTGTGGTGCCCGATGATCTCGTACATGAAAAGCGCATTGCCGTCATCGTCGAACATCTGTACGGGCTTAAGGACGTGAAGCGTCTTGTTGTCGTATCGGATGTCGTAGGAGCCCCACTCGTCAGTGTGCAAAATCACACCTTGGTAGTGGCTGCCGAGATCCATGACGGCCTCGACCTGATCTGATTCGACTGCTGGGAGATCTTCGACTGATTCGCTCATGACGGCAAATATACCATTTTCACTCGTCGTCCGGTAGAGGTTCTGATCCATCCGGAGCCTCGTTGCCCGGGTTTGTCACCAGCCGGTCTACCTTATGGCAGTCGCGCCATTTCATGCGCCACGTGTCGTCCAGTTCTGCGTGCTGGACCATGGCGACGGTCTTGGCCCGAGTCCAAAAATGGGCGGAAATGAATCGTTCACCACCGAGGATTTTCCTGACGCCGTGGATATACGGGTCGGTGCATGGCATCATCACGAGCATTCCGGCGGATGGCTTGATCTGCAGTTCGGGTCGGTAAAAATAAAGTTCTCCGCCATCAAAATCGTCGTTGTAATACAAGATTGTTGCTATGTCGTGAAAGGCGATCGCCGCTGGCGTCTGTCCGTCTCCGTCTTTTTGGCGGAAGTCCAATGTCCAATCAGCGTGCGCGGAGTCGTGGTGCAACCCCTGCTCCATGCCGGCAACCCACTTGCGAAAATACCAAGTCGAGTTGGTCAAAAACGTTTCACCGAATTTATGTTCGACGGCAGCGTTGATCTTGCCAACCAGTTCAGACTCTTTACGCTCAACGTGAGGCCAGTGCATGGCATCAGGGTTGATGGAGTAATGGTTCGGTTGATCTAACTGTTCGTGGTGATCATTTGGGGGGATCTCATTCCAGAAGCCCTCATTGCGAACATTTTTTTGCCAGAAGGACAGTTCATCTCCACTGATGAAGTTGGGGAAAATGTAAAGTTGAGGGTAAGCCTCGCGTAGATCCATGTCAGTCCTCTGGCGGTCGGGATTCAGTGTGTTCCAGCATTTTTAAGGCATCTTGTGGGTTTCGGTAAATCCACTCCCAGTTGCTCATGTCGGGTTGGGCGATTGCCATTGCGACAGTTTTGCATCGTGTCCAAAAGTGGGCGCTCATGAAGCGCTCTCCCGCAGTTACTTCTAGGACTTCATGCACATGTGTGCAGGGGAACATGATCAGCATCCCGGGTGTCGGTTTGATTTTCAAATCGCAATCCGGGAATCGAATTTCCCCACCTTCATAGTCGTCGTTGTAGTACAAGATGGTCGCGAAATCGTTGAACGCCATTGGCAGGCGGTTTGGGTACTTGTTTTGTAAGTCGAGTTCGTAACGCTGGTAAAACGCGTCGCTGTGCTCTACAAGGCGGAAACCTTTTTCCCATTTGCGGAACGAAATTGAGTGGTCAGATAAAACTTTTTCGCCGAACGTGTTTTCGACTTCCTCGTTAATCCGGTTGACTAATTCCCTTTCGCCTTTATAAAACGCGTCGTGGTCGTCGACGTCTTGGAAAATCAATGGGAATGCCTGTTGGTCAAAAACTAGGTGTTCGCCAGCCAGTTTGTAAAAACCCGGTTTCGTAAAATAACGCATCCAAAAAGAAAGTTCGTCTTTCGACAAAAAATTCTCGTTTACATGGATGGATTTACTGCTTTTCATCAGGTTTCTTTGGCTGATCAACGATTGGTCGTTCCCAGTATACCGACCAGTCGGCATTCGGACTGAGTGTTGGCTCTACCGGACCCCAGTTCATACTGACTACAAGCCGAGAATCTTGGCTTTTATGTCGCGATGTCATGTGCTGGATGAACGAGTTGAAAATGACTACGGTGCCAACTTCTGGTTTGACGCTGACAGTGCTACTCATTGTCGCGCAGTAATCAACATTGAACACCAATTCCGCTGACCCTTCTGGTACTTGCGGGTAGTAAGTAACACTGAAGAATTCGTGTGGGTGAAGGTGAAGATTTGAGTGGTGGGAGTGGGCGATGACGCTCTGGTTGTATTCGAGGTCAACTGCCCACGTATCGTGAAGCATGTAGTCGCGTCCGGTCAAATGTTTGAGCCGGTCATGAACGGCCTCCTGCAGTTTGACCACTTCTGGGGTGATTGGCATGACGAGATCTTCGAACTGAACGAAGCCACGGGAAATAATCCCGTACTCCGGGCATGCCTGCTCAATTGTCTGTGCGTAGTTTTTTATATCGGATGCGATCTGGAGCGGGTCAACGTCATCAATTTTCCCAGTCCAGATCCCGAGGTCGATCAGCGAAACGCGTTCTAGGTCAATCATTCGGTAAAGAAATCTCCGGTTTGGAGAGCGGAAGGCGGGCAGTCCTTGTGCCACACGTTGATGACCATCACCTGCCTTTTGCCGCTCAAAGTTCTTGTTGTTTCGTGAAGCCGGTGACCGGCGTCAAAAACGACGAGGCGGTTCGGACGGTACTTGATTCGCTCCCGTTCGTCAATCGTCGACAGGTGTTGATCGATGACGTCGCGTTCCAACTGCTCTGAGCCTTCGGGGACGACGCTGTTGTGAAGTTCCAAAAAACCGCCGGTCGCTTCGCTTGTTCCGTACCAGACGCAACCAATTTTTGGTCCATGGAAAATCTTGTCGCTCGCATACAGGAACGTGTCCTCGTCGCAGTGGGGAGCGAGGAACTGGCCGACACCGAACGTGCGTGTCCAGTATTCGAAACCGACGATGTCTTCGATCGGATACGGCAGGATGCCGGGGGTAGACCAAATCGCTTCGATAACTTTTTTGCGATTCGTGTCTGCGGGCGAGCGCCACCATCCGTCCCAAAACATGTACGGCGCGTAGCAGTCGCATTCCGTATCGTGGAACTCGTTTAGGTATTCGCCGATGTTGTCGTGCCCGGACATGTCGTCAGGGAAAAACGTGGGGTCAGCGTCTACTGCTGCCAGCAGGTCGCTTGGGATGAAGTCGTCCTGCACCCGCAGAAACATCGCTACCTACCTTTTTGGCGTTTCAGAATTCGTTTCGCCCGTTGAAGGGTCATTTGCCGTTTTGGCACTCCGGAAAATATTGACGCCAGACGGATGATTTCCTCTGCGTCCTCGTTGTTCACTTCTTGAACTTCGTCACGAGGCGAGCGATCCATGACGGCTTCTCCAAGATGATTTCTTCGGTAATTTCGACGGCTGGTGCTGGTGCTGGTGCTGGTGCTGGCTCTGTGGCGGTCTTGGGCTTGGGTGCCTCGGCGTAAGGCCCGGTTGGCTTTTGCTTTGGCGGGTTCTTTTTGGCGGGCGCCTTCTTCGCGGGTGACTTCTTAGCAGGCGCCTTTTTCGCGGCTGTGGCCTTTGCCGGGGTCTTCTTGGCTGGCGTCTTCTTGGCCGGCGTCTTTTTCTTATTGGTGCTCATTTGAGGTTCATCTTCCTGTTTGATTTTTCGACTATTGTTCCTTTGTGTGGATTTCTACCCCGACACATATTCCAAGTTAGCGCTTGCGCTGTCTAGTGCGCAGGTCGCCAAGGAGTCTTTGGTTGCTGAATTTGGCGTCGGTGAAGACGTTCCTTTTAATTTTATCGGATGGATTGACGATCGTCTGGCAATGATTGTTCAGATGAAGCGGGATCGAATGAAAAACTCGATTGAGGAGAGGTTTTCTATCTCGTCGGGTGCGCTTCATGTGATGGGTGCTTACTTTGGTTGCGATGAACTAACGATGGTGGCCGAGGGTTATCATAACAAAACGCCGGAGATCCCAAGGACGAAAACGATGGCCGAGTCGTTTGCTGCCGGTGACCCGAACATCGCTGAATGCCTCACGGTAACGCACGTGACACTGCCCGATGGTTATGATCCTGAAGCAACATTAATAAGTGCACCTTATCAGTATCTAGCCGATAAATTCATTTTGTGGGCAGATAGCCTTGCCTACACACGCGGAGTTGGGAAAATTTTGCGCGACTCGCCGTTCCCCGCTATGATGGCCATGTCGCTGCGTGCGGATTACGAAGATCCGGACGAAGATGAGCGGTTCAGAATTCTTGAAGCGCTCGGAGAAAACGGCTTCAATACGCAAATTTTCATGTAACACCGATGGTGTACGATGGGGGAATGATTGGTTTTGACGGGGGTTTTGGCATCGGGCGTCGCGCTGACACAGTTTGGGTCGGCGGTCGTGAAATCCGTGTGTCACGAGCCACCGGCGAACCGTGCCCGGTTTGCGGAGAACCAAACGGCAACTGCGCTGGCGAACTTGGACCGCCAGATCACATTGCCGGATTTAACGAGATCGAGTCACTTGTGGGGACTCAAACATTTCTGGTGGAGGAGGACATCTGGGAAGAAAAACAAATAACCCCATTCACAAAAACTAAAGTCCTCAAATATCCTGCCGGAAAGCACATTCCTCTGGAGGAAGCGCGAAATCTAGGATTGGCTTAACGCTTTCAGTATTTTGCGACGCGCTACAATCTTCTAACGGGTGCTGCAAACGGACCCGGCAAACCAATTTAAACAAACGGAGCACCCAATGACCCTGCTTACTGATGAATTTGTAGCCTCTTACGCCCTAAAGACGCCCCCGTGGGGTTTCAATGGAATGGGTGAAATCGTTTACCTGCGTACCTATTCTCGCCCTAAGGAAAACGGCGAGATCGAGACATGGCCCGAGACAGTCCAACGTGTCATCAACGGCGCCATCGAAATCGGCGTTCCATACACCCAGAAGGAAGCCGAAACACTTTTCGACCACATGTTCAACCTGCGCTGCTCGTTCTCTGGTCGCGCCCTCTGGCAATTGGGAACACCTCTGGTTCAGCAGTTCAATGCTGCGTCGCTGAACAACTGCTACTTCATCAACATTGAGACCATCGAAGACTTTGAATTCCTGTTCGACCATCTCATGCTCGGTGGGGGCGTCGGGTTCTCTGTGGAGCGATCCAAAATCCACGAACTGCCCAAGGTGAAGTCTGGGGTCAGCATCACTCATGAAAAAACGAACGACGCTGACATCATCGTCCCCGACTCTCGTCAGGGCTGGTCACGTCTCGTTCACTCCGTGCTGAAGTCGTACTTCTACACGGGCAAATCGTTCTCTTACTCCACTTTGCTCATCCGTGAGTACGGCGCTCCGTTGAAGAAGTTCGGCGGCACAGCGTCAGGTCCGGGCGCCCTCATCGACGGTATCGAAGACATCTGCAAAGTGCTGGAAAATCGGGCTGGCAAAAAGTTGCGTTCAATCGACGTGCTCGATATTTGCAACATCATCGGTCGTATCGTTGTCTCTGGTTCTTCTCGCCGTTCAGCGCAGATCGCAATTGGTGACCCTGACGACGTGTTGTTCCTTCGAGCCAAGAACTGGGCGAGCGGTGAGATTCCAGCGTGGCGCGCCAACTCGAACAACTCGATTTATGCCGACTCGTGGGACGAGATCATGCCCGAAGTCTGGGGCGGCTACGACGGCTCTGGAGAGCCCTACGGCCTCGTTAACCGCAAGTTGGCCCGCAGGTACGGGCGTCTCGGAGAGAAGCGCACAGACAACTCCATTGAGGGCTACAACCCTTGTGCGGAGATCGCGCTGGGGGATGGTGAATCTTGCAACCTCTCAACGATTTTCTTGCCAAACGTCGAGTCATTGAAGCAGATGAAAGAGATTTCCCGTCTTCTTTACATGTGCCAAAAGCAGATCACCCGTCTCGAATACCCTTACGAGAAGACAACGAAAATTGTTCGCAAGAACGCTCGCTTGGGGCAGTCAATCACAGGCGTTCTGCAGGCTTCGACCGAGCAGTTGTCGTGGATGGACCCGACGTATGTTGCTCTGCGTGAGTTGGATGAGAAGTATTCGACAGAACACGATTTCCCGGAAAGTGTTCGTTTGACAACCGTTCAGCCTTCAGGGACGTTGGCTCTTCTTCCGGGTGTTACCCCGGGCGTGCATCCTGCGTTCGCCCGCCACTACATCCGCCGAGTTCGGTTCGGTTCCTCTGATCCGCTTGTTGATGCATGTCGTCGTCGTGGCTACAACGTCCAGTTCGATGTGGGTATTGATGGTCGTGAAGACCGCACCCGGTATGTTGTCGAATTCCCCTGTGAATCGCCAGCAGACGCCGTTCTGGCCGCCGATATGACGGCTGTGGACCAGTTGGAGTGGGTCAAGCGTATGCAGACGGAGTGGGCAGATAACGCTGTGTCCGTGACTGTCTACTACCGCTTGCACGAACTGGATGAGATCAAAGAGTGGCTGTCCAAGAACTATACGAACGGCTTGAAGTCGGTGTCGTTCTTGCTTCACTCCGATCACAACTTCCCGATGCCTCCGTACGAGGAGTGCACTGAGGAGGAGTATCAGAAGATGCTGTCGAAGATCGATTTCACCGTTCCGTTGGTGCAGTCGTCGTTCACTGATGAGGTGGTTATGGACGATTGTGCGACGGGAGCGTGCCCGATCAAATAGTTCGGTGGGCGTCTTTCACCATCTGTGGTTTGGTCTGTGCGGTGGCAAGAAGAATTCCTTGTTCACCGCAAGACCAGCACTCAGGGCCATCTATCCAGTAGACCTCGCATGGGTAGCACCCGTATACGTCGGAGGTCAACGGCATCAGCGAGATAATTTTCACGTTTTCTCGTAGCCGTTTAATCATGATCGCCTTTTTCGGCGTTCCGTCCAACTCCCACTCCATGTCGCTGGGATCAACCCACCAGCCGGGAGTGTCGCTCATTATCGCTTGCCGCCAAAGTACTCAACTGCGTGGCCGCTGTCAACGAGTTGTTCGTTGAGGCAGACTTCTAGGCTCATGTCGGCGAAAATATTTGCGAGGATCCGCCCGTACTTTCCCTTTGCATCTTTGTACGTCTGTACGTAAACCTCTGGGTGGCCATCAAACCAGTCCTGCACGTATGCTTTTGCGGCTAAACCTTTTTCTTTTTCTT